AAGACAGACACACTCAGGAAGAAATAAGACTTCTTGCTATTGCTCGTCCACATATTTGGGTTGAGGCTTATAGTGGTCCAGCAGGTAGCTCTTACTATTTAATGGGTAAGGTTAATGGATGTGAGTTAACATCAGGTACTTTTTCTAATGGAGCAGCAATGGGAGATCTAAATGGTTACTCATTGACATTTACAGCACAAGAAATGGCTGCACCAGACTTTACAATTTCAACAGTTGTAACAGGAGCTAGTCAAGGTTCTCAAATAACACCTAACTAATAGGGTTCTAACTTGTTTTCAAAAAAATCAAGGGGTATGTTAATCGTATCCCTTTTTTTTATATCTTTGTTATAGTGTTTTCATAATTTAGTTTAGAAGGGAGGTTTTAATACCTCCTTTTTTTATACGCAAAATCTAAAGTTTATTCGTTATATTAGTATGATACATTTAACGACATCAGCTTCTAGTCAAACAATGAAAATAATTCCAAGAAGTTATGCCTCTAGTGTTAGTATGATTTTAAGAGACGATTCAACTAATACCTCCACAACCTATAGTAGCATAAGCACTTCAACAGACAAAAATTATTTAGTAATTGCAAAAGCTTTAAGTCCTGTTTTAGTTGAAGGTAGATTTTATGATATGACAGTTAAAGAAGGTGCAAATATAATTTATAAAGATAAAATATTTTGTACTAATCAAACTGTAGATCAAGCAAATAACGATTATTACACTATGAATAGTGGAGAATACACTACAGAAGATAGTTACGATAACGATTATATTATAATATGAAAAATAAAACTGAATTAAGTATTGTTAATTTAAGCACTTATACTTCTCCTGTAGTAAAAGAGGTAATGGGTAAAGAGTGGATAGCATTTGGAAAAAATAATGACTATTTTCAATATTTAATAGACCGCTATAACGGAAGTCCAACCAATATGGCTATTATAAACGGAATCTCTGAAATGATATTTGGAAAAGGCTTAGATGCTACTGATTCTAATAGGCGACCAGACCAATATGCAATGATGGTTTCGTTATTTAGAGATGAAGTTGTAAGAAGGCTATGTTCTGACTTAAAATTAATGGGTCAATGTGCAATGCAGGTAATTTATTCAAAAGACAGGTCAAGAATTGTAAAATTAGAGCATATTCCTGTTGAAACATTAAGAGCTGAGAAATGTAACGAAAAAGGAGAAATACCTGCTTACTTTTATTTTAATGATTGGTCTAAGTATAAAAAAAGTAGTGAACTAAAACGTATTCCTGCTTTTGGTATGTCTAAGGAGGGCTTAGAAATAATGTATATTAAGCCTTATAGAGCAGGTTATAAGTATTATAGTCCGCCAGATTACGAGGGTGGTACGCAATATTGTGAGTTAGAACAAGAAATATCTAACTATCATTTGAATAATATAATGAATGGTCTTGCTCCAAGCATGTTAATTAACATGAATAACGGAACACCTGACCCTGAACAAAGGGAAATAATAGAAAATAAGATATATGAAAAGTTTTCAGGTAGTTCAAATGCAGGTAAATTCATACTTGCTTTTAATGATGACCCTGCTACAGCAGCAACAATAGACCCTATTCAGCTAAGTGATGCTCATAATCAGTATCAATTTCTGTCTGATGAGAGTTCTAAAAAGATTATGGTATCTCATAGGGTTGTTTCTCCTATGTTATTAGGGGTAAAAGACAACACAGGCTTTGGTAGTAACGCAGATGAGTTAAAAACAGCTTCTATTTTGATGGATAATATGGTTATTAGACCTTTTCAGACACTTTTAATCAATGCCTTTGATCAAATACTAGCTTATAACGATATATCGCTTCATTTATACTTTAAAACGCTTCAACCACTTGAATTTACTGATCTTGACAACGTAACAGACCAAGAAACGAGAGAAGAAGAAACAGGAGTGAAATTATCAGAGGATAAAGAGCTAGATAAGTTTATAGATACAGAGGTTGCTGATAGTTTAATAGATTTAGGAGAAAATGAAGAAGATTTATTAAAAGAATATGATATTGTAGATGAAAGAGAGGTAAACTATGATTTTGATGGAGAATTAGACGAGGTTATAAAAGATTTAAACAAAACAGAGCTTGCAAGCACAGGAACTGCTAGACCATACAAAGAAGATCCTCAAGATGGTAAAAGTAAACAAGAAAAATACGAAGATTATACATTTTTAGTTAGATATATGTATAACCCTGCTAGAGTTCAAGCAAATTCAAGGGAATTTTGTCGAAAAATGGTTTCAGCTAAAAAAGTTTATCGTAAAGAAGATATAGAAGCTATGACAAGTAAGGTAGTTAATGCAGGGTTTGGTAAAGGCGGTTCAAATACTTATTCAATCTGGCTTTGGAAAGGAGGAGCGAGATGCCGCCATCGCTGGTATCGTAAAACATATATGAGAAAAGATGGCGAAAGAAGTTTAGGAGAAAACATATCATCAACAGAAGCAAAGAGTAGAGGATTTACTCCAAAAGGAAGAAAAAATGCTAAAAGAGTTTCTGTAGCTCCAAACGATATGCAATATAAAGGTTATACAGCGGCTTACTGGAAGAAAATGGGTTTTAAAAATTAATTATGGCAACAGTATTATTTATAACGAGAACGGATTTAATAAAAAACTCTATCATTGATGGGAATGTAGATACTGATAAATTTATTCAATTTGTGAAGGTAGCTCAACAAATAGAAATCAAAAATTATCTAGGTACAGCGTTATACGATAAGATAAGCACAGATATTGCTTCAGTAAGTGGATTGTCAGGAAATTACTTAACATTAGTAAATGATTATGTACAACCTATGCTAATATGGTACGCACAAGCAGAGTATATTCCTTATGCTGCTTATTCAATTAAGCAAGGAGGAATTTATAAGCATACAAGCGAGAATGCTGAAACAGTAAGTAAAACAGAGGTAGATTTTCTAGTTCAAAAGGCTAGAAATACCGCAGAATATTATACGCAGAGGTTTATAGATTACATTAATAATAATAGTGGTTTATTCCCTGAGTATAGTCAGAATAGTGGAGGTGATGTGTATCCAGATTCAGACGCAACATTTAATGGTTGGGTTCTGTGATATATAAACCGAAAAGTAAAAATATAGTTAAACTAAAAAAGTTTTTAAATGGCATATTGGGTACAAACAAACACATTAAACGCAGAAATAGTTTACAAAAAAACTAAATAATGGCATACGGAGATATTTATAATGACAGTTGGTGGGGCAAAACAGAAGAAGCGAATGGCTGGGGTATTATATATTATTTGTGGGATGAAATTTTTGGATAATATAAAAAATTAAAAAAATGGCATACGGAAATATTTACGAGGTTAGCTGGTGGGGAAACACTAATGAGGCGAATGGTTGGGGAATCATATACCCTTTTAATGCTGATGCTTCTAATTTTAGAGCAGATACAACTTTAATATTAGCAGATACAACCTTATATACAGCCGATCAAACAGAATATTAAAAAATTAAAAACTAAAAAATGAGTAAACAAACAGTAAATATAGGATCAAGTGCAAATGATGGAACAGGCTCACCGATAAGAACTGCTTTTGAAATTTGTAATGATAACTTCACAGAATTATATTCTAGTGGAACAACACCTCTTGCTTTCAAAATAGAAGGAACAGGTTTTACAGGTTCTTTAATTGTAGGACATAGCACAACAGGTTCGTTAGACAATGCTTATTATAATACCGCATTAGGTATAGGATCAATGGACGCTATAACAAATGCTGATTATAATGTTGCTATTGGTTATAATGCAGGGACTTTATTAACTTCAGGTGGTAGTAATACAATAATTGGTAGTTTAGCTGGTGATGCTTTAACTATAGGTGGTAGTAATACATTAATTGGTAAAGGGGCTGGTGGGGCTATCACAGAAGGTGATAATAACACAGCTATAGGGGCTAGTGCTTTAGCTAGTGAAGTTACACAGGGAAGAAATGTTGCTGTAGGAAAAGAAGCATTAACCACCCTGAATGCTGGGTCAGACGCTTATAATGTTGCAATAGGATTTGAAGCTGGTAAATTAGTTTCAACAGGTGTTAGAAATACTTTAATGGGTGGACTAGCAGGTGATGCTTTAACTACTGGTGGTAGAAATATAGCTATAGGATATAGTGCTTTATCAACTGAAGATACTGGTAGTTATAATACAGCAATAGGATATAACGCTTTAAGAGATCAAGACGCTGGAGACGCTTATAATACTGCTATTGGTTATAATGCTGGCGTATCTGTTTCAACAGGTTTAAAAAATACATTAATAGGTGGCGAAGCTGGAGATGCTTTAACGACAGGTAATTATAATACAGCCGTAGGTTATCAAGCATTATCAACAGAGGATGCTCATGGTCGAAATACTGCAATAGGATATTTAGCTTTAACAACACAA